GTATTATCTACAGAAGTAAGTTTTTTAATGTAGAAGGTTTGCCAGTCTGCCCTAGAATAATCAGCAGGAAAAGAGTACTGTCTTGTTCCTGCCACTAGTGTTTCTGTGTAAGTAGTTTTTAAAAAAGGCCACTCCTGGCCTGTCTGTAGGATATTTCTAATGGAGTTGTTTACTGCATCCTTAGCAAGTGCCTGTACGTTACGTACTGAATCAAAGCCATCACCTGCTGCATCAAGTGTAACCTCGTTAAGTCTACGTAATAATTCGTTCACTAATGCAACATAGGTAGCCATTACAAAAATCCTTCAGATAAGCTAAAGGGGCAAGTCTCCCTGCCCCTAAAGTTTTATTTATGCTAGTGCGTCACGAGATACTTCAGTTGCTCGTACTCGACCAGAGATACCTGTGTCTAGACAACCTGCGACAACACGAATGCGTCCAGATGTAACGTCTGCAGAAGCAGCAATTAACTTAACGTCAATTGTGTCTGTAGTTGTTACGTGTTGTGTAAATGTCAGAGTACCTGAAGTGGTCATAGCAGAACCATTAGTACCTGATGCTAACCAACCAGTTGAGTCGATTGCGCCACCATCAACAATGTCATCGCCTTCAGCAAAGTCAATGTCAACAGTTGGAGATGTGCCATCAGCAGCAGCTTCAACGTAAGCACCTGCAAATAACACCATAGTGTCAGCAGGAATCTCTAGTAGTTGAAAGATGTCACCATTAGCAGCAGTCCAACCTGCAGCAGTCATCTTGTCAAAGTCAAGTACAGCCTCACGCATGTACATGCCATTTGATTGGAATCGTGATTTAGCTTCAGCAATACTGTCAGAATTAACGCCAGTAGTTGCTTTTGCTGTCATATCATAAGTAGCCATAAGTCAATCCTCCCTTAAGCTGCGTTATATTTTGCAGTGACGATTGCTTCTGGACGTAGAATCTTGCGACCATATAGGTGCATTCCTCTAACAATGTCAGCAAAGCTATCTGGATCACGATATGTTTCAGTCTTACTGATCTGCTCTGCAGTTGCTACTGCTGAGTCATGACCTGCAACAATAACACCAAAGTTACTGTTTTGGTTTCCAGAGCCTGAAGTTCCTGGACCTGTTCCTACTGCAGGAAGGTTTGAAGAACTGTAGATTCTGAAGCCGTGTAGGTTGTTCAGTACTAGACCATTACGTAGACCACCGTTTTCACCGTAATCAGAATTTAACAGACGTGAATCTTCGTCAGCTAATATTTCCATAAACACGGGGTCAACAACGAGCCATCTACCTTGTGTATCAACTTGTTGTTGATCCAACAAACGCTTCATACGAGATACGATCATCGCAGGAGAAACAGTTGCTGTTGGTAGTGCTGTTGCACCTGGTAGACGTGCTGCTACAGGAATTGAGTGATCTCCTGCAGAGCTTGTTGTGATGTTGCCAAATGAATCCTTGCGGAGTTTCATTGATGTCAACAATTCGTCAGAACCTGCTGTTGCTACAGCTTTTGTACCATTTACGGTGTCATTAGCTGTATCTGCTTGTGCATGTAGAGCAGATTGTTTGAAACCTGATAGATAACCAAGAACTTCTTGGTCATGCTGATCAGCCAAACGATATGCTGCACGATCAGTAGCAAGTTGCATGAAGTTCGCATGCGAATGCGCCTCCTCTATATCATCGATTTTAAAAGCGTAGTAGTTTGCTTTATCGACAACAAGAGAAAAGTCTTCATCATCAAGATCCTGTGCTGAAACCTGTGTACCCCTAGCATAGGCGCTCACAGAAATTTCTGGCTCCTTGATAATTTTCACTGTATCACCTTGGGCTGAAATCTCCCCAAAATAATCAGAGTTAGTTATGTCTCCTACTACAGTACTCTTGCGAAAAGCAAGCTGTACCTTTTTGGAGTAGATTACGCTAGAAAAATTCCCATTGGGAAGATTTCCGTAACCTGATGCGGTTTGAAAAGCCATGATTAAATCCTTCCATGATATTTGGCTCATTGAAGCTAAACACCTTGAAAGAGGCTGAACGTTCTAGGGTAACACGTAAGTGGGCCTATACTTGTACAGGTAAGTCTTTTTCGTAGTTTATGCTTTTATTTGAAAAGTATCCTTGAAGGTAGTCCATATAGGAGGCTTCAATAAAGATACACGTAGTTATATAGAAGACTCTTAAAGTGTCAACTAATTAGATATGTCATAGATAAATTTACCATCTTTCATTGCTTTGGCAATTTCATCTTGACGTTCCTCAAACTCCTTTGTTGACATTTTAGCTACGTCAGATTCTTTTATTTGACCTGAAATACCCTTTGCGTCAATAGAAGTACGAGTTCCTTTGGTAACGGTAGAAGCTGCAGCTTTCTTGCTATCACGCTTGTCTGCTGTACTAATACCCTTATCAACTTTATAAAGATCAATAACACGAACAACTGAAGCAGGATCATCTGAGTTTTCGTACAGTGCATCCTTAACCCATTTAGGTTGAGCATCTGCCCAGTTGTGAAACTCGTCTGAAGCTTTTAGTTCGTCAAAGTCATCGTGAGACTTTCTTATAACGTTCTCAGCTTTTAATCTTAGAGCTTCGCTGTGTGCATCATCTAATTCTTTTAATCTTGATTCAGCTTTACTAAACATCTGTTTAGCTTTTTCTTCTGCTATCTTGTTAAAGATACCTGCTACATCAGGATATTGTTTTACCCACTCATCAATCTCTTCAGGAGTCTTTGGTGGTATTATTGTGTCTGATGCCTTACGGCTTTCAAGAGCTTGGATTCTTTCGTTCCACTCTTTTTCTTTTTCTTGCATGTGCCTACGTAGGTCACCATAACGTTTCTTAAAAGACTTTTCTTCAGCACTTAACTCTGAATCATCTTCTTGTGTTTCGGTTTCCTCTGTGGCTTCTTCTTGTTTGGAATCGTCTGTTGCTTGAACTTCGGTGTCCTCAGTATTCTCGCCACTGGGTTTATCTTCAACAACTTCTTCACCTCGAGCCTCTGCTTCTAGTCGGGCAATCTCTTGCTCTTCTTCTTCCATACGTTTTTGTTTTTTTGCGTGGTTGTATCCACGATCTACAAAACCTGCTGTTTTAGGTTTTTCCATTTCAGTTAATTCAGGCATGTTCTTTCCTTTTCTGTTGGGGTCAGCCGTAGCTGAGTAGCCTTATAGTTATTTATTTGCCTTTCTTTTTCTTTCTTTGCATCAGTCCACCTTTGTTTAAACTCATTGTACCAGAAGGATTTTGACTTGATGCTGAAAGTGATTTTTCTAAATCAGAAACATTTTTTGCTGTTTGTACTGGATCAGTTGAACTTTTTATGTAACTGTCTTTATTCTTTTTTAAATTTTCTAACGCAGTTCCTGCAGCTTTGCTGCTTTTTTTATCTGATGTTATATTAGTTTTTCCTTTATCATCTTTTTCTGCGGTAGTGCTAACCTTTGGTGTTAGTTGATTAGGAGATAAATTAGCAGGATCTCTTGGATCTGATGATACTACCTTTTTATCTTTGATGCTAAAGATACTGTTTACTAAGTCTTTGTCTTTTTGAAGAGCAGAAGCAAGTGAAGTTCCGTTCATTGCACCTTCAGGAACAAGCTGTAATAATTTCTTTTCTTCTACAGCTTCTCTTGCTAATTTTCTGAGTGTTTCTGCTAGGTCATCATTATCCATTGCCTCTGCAGTAATAGCTAAAGCTCTAGTTCTTGCAACAGATACACCAAGAGCTAAAACGTTATCTTTCTTTAGGTTTTCTTCTGCCCACTCTTCAGGGTTTGTAATGTCTTCTGCCCAAGCGTTAGGGTCTTTTGGTTCTGGATCTGGTGTACCTCCACCTCCACCACCGCCTCCTCCTCCTTGAGGAGCACCTTTAATGGCTTCTGCTAGTCCTGCTGAACCCTGTAAATAATAAGGTGGTTGAGTATACTTAACGTCAGCAGGAGGTGTTACTACACCATCTACATACGTAACAATCCGTGTGTCAGAAGTATTATTTGCGTTAACATATGTTTTAGTGGTTGTGACACTAGTAGGTTTCTGAGTAGGCTGTTGATACTGACTGAACCCTACAGTTGAAAAATTCATAGGAGTAAACGTATTTTGTACAGGTTGTCCTGTTGTTGCTGTGTTAGTGCCAGTTTGAGACTGTTGACCTAGCATAGCAGGACCAGTGTTAGCAGCTACAGGTTGTACAGGTGGAGCACCTGCCATACGTTGACCACTCATATTTTGTTGTACTTGATCCGGTGATAATGGCTCACCACCAATCCTGCCTGTTGCTTCCATATTCTGCAAACCAGACTTTGCTTGGTTACGTAAGTTCTCAAAGAAGTTTACTCCGTAGTACCTAAGAACATCAGCAGGAACAACATATTCACCTTCGGATAACATGGCAGGAATATCATCTCGTACTTCTTTGGCTAACGAGCCTGGAGGTATTTCATTACCTGAGACAGGATCTTTAGTCATGCCATCATCTTTAAACGC